TTCCTTTTCCTCTTTTTCTTTTATCAACTTTTACAAAACGATCTAATTTTTCTTTCTTAGTTCTTTTTTTTTTTTTTAATGGCTTATTTCCTCTAATATTATTACCATTTTCAATATAAATAATATTTTCATTTATAGGTAAACAATTATAAATAATTTTACTATTAACAAAAGAGCCAATAACTCCAGTTACTGTTATAGTAGATATAATCAAATCTGTAGGTTTAATATAATTTCGTTTAATTATATTACAGCTATTGATATAATCATCAAATAAATCAGCTGCTTTATCAAAATCGATATCAAATATATCGTAATCGCTCATATTGAATTAATACATAATATTAATATTCAATTTTAAAATGTATTTATGAATTATATATAAATATTAATTTCTATATAATTTATATATTTTGTGTTTATGAATCAAATAGAATTAGATCCTTATGAAATTTTAGAAGTTAATTATGATGCTTCTTTAACTACGATAAGAGAAGCGTTCAAAAAACTCGTTTTAAAACATCATCCAGATAGAGGTGGAAATTCTCAACATTTTCATATTATAAAAGGAGCATATTCATATATTTTTAAAGAATTAAAAAAACAAGAAAATTTGCGACAAAGAGAGGAGCAAACTTATGATGAATATGAGGAGCAAAGGAATAATCAAATTATTGAAGACCGGGAAGAAATAGAGACTGAAGAAAAATTTCAACCAATTGTAAGTTCAAAAAATTTTAATGTAGATAATTTTAATAATTTATATAGTCGTTATCGTGTAGAATCGGTAACCGATCATGGATATGGAACCACAATGACGAATAGAACTCAAACTAGATTAAAAGATGATGCTTTACAAAATAATAAAGTTAAAGAATTTGAAAAACGAAAACTTATAATTTATGAGGAACCCGAATCGATGATGTCAACTCATAATTTTAATAATTTAGGTGGGGATAAACCAAATGATTATACAAGTGGTTTTAATATTAATGATACAAAAAAGAAAATTTCTTTTACTGATTATATGAGGGCACATTCTGAATGTGAGCAAATATCATCTAATACTGCAAATGTAAGAAATACAGAGTTTAAATCTGTAGATGATTTAATTCAAACAAGAGGTAATATTTCACATGTAATGTCAAAAGAAGATTTACAAAAACAAAAATTACGAGAAAAGAAAAAATTGTATGAAGAAAAAATGAGAAGATTACGATTACATCAAAAAGAGGAAGAAATTGAAAAAAAATTTAATGCGAGAAAAGCATTTATTAGATATACTTAAATATAATGGGACTTATTTTTTTATTTTTATAAGTGAAGCATATATTCTTTTTTATGAATTTTATTATTAAATTTATTATATAATTTATCACTTATTTCTCCATTATTAAAAAGTTCTTTCAGGTATTTTTCTTGATTTTTTAAGATTAAATAAGTTACTTGATTTGTTTCAATTTCTTTAACTAATTTTGGATATGCTGTTTCAATTTGTTTCAAAAATTTGATCCCTCTTTCTTCTGATTTATTTGAATATTTTTCGAGTTCTTCAAATATTTCATTATCAGTAATTAAATTACTTAATTTAGTTAAAACTTCTCTTTGTCCCATAATATAAGCTTCTACAATATTGTAATGATGTTTAATATTATAAATTTGGATACATTTACCAAAACAACATTTAGAAATTTTCTTATAAAAAAAATTTTCAAAACAAGAACTGCTAGTGATACAACAATATTGATCAATTGATAATGACCAATCTAAATCTTCTGAATCTAATACATTATCAATTAATTCAATTAATTTAACAACAACATCTTTATATATCATATGTCTGTCAAATAAATTCCAATATTGTTTTTTTAAACATTGTAAAAAAATTTTTTTACTTTCCATTAATACAGGTCTATTTTCAATATTATCATTTTGTATTTGTAATTCAATATCTTCATTTTGATTATTTACTTTTGTTAAAAATTGTTTTGTAATTTTTTCCCAATTTGCCTTAAGGAAAAATTCATTTTGTTTCATTTCATAAATTAATTCATCTGACAAATCACTAAGATGATCTTCTATATGTAATATTTGTTCATCTAATAATTCTTCTTGTTTATTGTTTGAAATATATTTATTAGTTATAAATTTTACAATAGAACTATTAACTAAAATTGTTAATATAACAATTCCAAATGAGTAAAAACAAATTTTATCTTTTATTTCTTCTGATAATTCAAATTCTAATTTTACGATTAGTGAAAGTAATAAAGTTATTTCTCCTCTTAATCCACTTAAGGATAATATAATTGCGTCCATTTTTGATAATCCATAACCAATTTTTCTGAAAAAAATATAAAGAAAACTAACTAATATTATACGACATATATTTAAACAAATGTATAATATAAACAAGTATCCTATATCCGAACCATGAATATTATCATATGATACATTCAAAAAGATGATTACACCAGCTAAAACAAATATAATATTATTGATAACATAACTTAAAAATTCCCATAAATGTTCCAAAGTAGTTCTAAGACTTGGTGTTGTTCCGGTTCTCCCAGTATAACTTATATATAATCCATGTGATACAATCGATAAAATACCAGATAAATGTAATAAATGTTCGGATATATAAAAAGTGATATAACAAGAAACGATACTGAATGATAGTTCAACAATATTATTGTCATAAATTCTTTTTATAATATTATTGAAAAGGAATCCCATAAAAATTCCAAACACGATACCACCAAATGTTAATTGACTAAATGTTTCTACAATATATGGAAATGTAATAGTATTATTTACACCATATTTTAGTAATACAAACACAGTATATGCTGTTCCATCATTTAATAATGATTCCCCTTCTATTAAAATCAATAATTTTTTAGAAACACCTAAATTTTGTAAAATATTTATTACTGCTATTGGATCAGTTGCACTTAAAATACTACCTAATATAAAACAGCTAATCCAGTCAAATGATGTTTCAAATGATTTAACTACTAAACCGGTTATTGCAGTTGAAAATATAACACCTGGGATTGTTAAAAAAAGAAAATGCCATAAATATTTTTTAAAAATGTGATAATCAATATTAAATGAAGATTCATAAATTAATGGGGGAACAAATATCATCAACATAGAATGTGGATCTGTATGCGACCAGGTATATATAATTTCTTTTTCTTCATTTAGAAAAACATATTTAGCTAAAATACCTATAAAAATTCCGTAGGTTAAAAGTAAAAAAGAGTAAGGAAAAGGCGTTGTAAATTTGGTAGTTAGATGTTTAATAATACAACTACCAACCATACATAGTAAAATGAACAACATCATAATATAATCAATATTTATTTAAACATTTTTTATTTCAATTTTAATTTATTTAAATCTTAAATATCCAGTTTTAGGCGAGCCTCGTTGTGTTGGTCTGATACCACAATCAGAACCAATACGAATTCCTGAAATTGTTTTATCATCTTGATTATCTCTTGCATTCATTTGAATAAATGCCGCAGGTGTTGTTCCAAATTTTTCGAACGTTTTGTCTAAATATATAATAGCAGCTATTACAAGAACTATTAATGTAATTACAAAAATATGTGAAGCTGTTAAATTCATTAAAAATCCAAACATTTAAATTATTTTTATATCATAAACAAAGATATTAAAAATAATTTAATATTTAAAATTATATTATATTAAATGAAAAAGAAAAAATTTGTTATATTATTTGATGAAAAAATGTTACCATTTTCTGGAGATATTATAAATATAATTAAAAATTACGTATCTCCTAAATGTTGTGGTACCACTTTTAGAGGAAAAAAATTTAAATGTAATAAACCAGCAAGAATTTATCCATCACTCTATGATGTTGATTATATGGATACACCAATGTGTATGGATTGTGAAACTATAATGAGATGGGAATATGCTATTTAATTTTCTTGTTCTTGTAGAAAAAATAAACATACATTACATATATGATGCCAGGTACCTTTACATTCGGAACAACATGCTAATTCACAAATATCACAAGATTCATTTACTACATTAATATCGAAACATTGTTCGCATTTTTTTAATTTAACAAAACATGTCGGGCAATATAAACCAATATTAGGAATATAACAATTTGCATTTCTATTGTCAAATATATTAAATTTATATTTACATAAATCACAATATTCCCATCCACAATTATAACATAAAGTTTTACCAGTAATGAAATAATCTAAAAATAATTTAGTATGATTATAAATTTTTTTACAATCATTGCATTTTGAAAATGTATATTGTAAAATAATATTTGAAATATCTTTTGATAACATCTATTACTATTTTATAATATTTTTTTTGAGAATAATAAACATTTAACAAGTCAGTAATAATAAATCAAAAAAAATCATATTGTCAACATCATATTATTGTTATCAAAATCATCATAATCAGAATATTCAGAAAAAATATCTTGTAATCTTCTTCTTCGTATATTATTCGGAACTCTTAATAAGATATTTGATATAAATTCCATTCTATTCATTTCTATATTATTTTTTCTAAAATTTTTTAAAAATTTTCTTAACCGGTATTCAGTCATTAAATTTAAATATAAATTCAAAATTTTAGCCAAACAAAATGTTCCGAAAAATGAAGAAAAAATAAAAAAAATTTTTCCTTCATCTTTATTAGGTACGACATCTCCATATCCCAATGTAGTTAACATGCATATAGCGAAATAAAAAGAATCTATAAAACTCCAATCTTCAATATATTTAAAGGTGACAGCAATGACAGTTATTAATACAATTAATATCAGAAATAGTAATGAAAAAGTTTTAAATATTTGTTTTTTTATACTTGGAACTTGTTCATCTAATTGATTTTCATTTAAAGTATTCATATTTACTTTTGATAGAATGTTTACGGTTTTCTCGGAGAGTAACCACATGATTATACTTATCGTGATTAATGTTGTTCCTAAACCAAAAATTGAAAATGTTGCCGTATATATTTTCCCCATATCAGTTTTTGGGGAAATATCACCTAAACCAATCAATGATAAAGTAGATGACATAAAATATATGCTATTTAACAAACTCCAAGATTCTATATGTATATAAAATAAGACAGATGCTACGTAATAACATATCAAAAATGTAATTGGAAAGCCTAAATATTTTAGTTCCATTTATTGATTGCATATTATTTTATGAAATGAAAATCAATTTTATATTTAAAAAATAATAATTATCTGTTTTTTTGGATCAACCAATTAGATTAAAATTGATTTTATATTATAAATTATATATATATGGTTACAAAAACTTGTAATACTTGTAATTTAACATTAGATATTAGTGAGTTTAGGAAAAATCACGCAAAATGTAAGAAATGTTATAAAAAACACACAACATGTAAACACGATACACGAAAAAATGATTGTCCTGAATGTAATCCTAAACTTTTATGCGAACATAAAAAACGAAAATATGATTGTCCTAAATGTAATCCTAAAATTTTATGTAATCATAATAAATTAAAAGGAAATTGTCCTGAATGTAATCCTAAACTTTTCTGTGAACACAATATACAGAAAAGAAGTTGTCCTGAATGTAATCCTAAACTTTTATGTGAACACAATAAATACAAAAGAAATTGTCCTGAATGTAGCCCTCAAAATTTCTGTGAACATGGTTCGCGAAAAGATAATTGTCCTGAATGTAATCCTAAACTTTTATGTAAACATGGTTCGCGAAAAGGGGATTGTCATATTTGTAGTCCTAAAAAATTTTGTATCCATTGTAAACATATACGAGGAACAAAAAGATATGTAGAATCCCTTGATAAAAAAGTTCGATGTTGTACTAGATGTTTTTATAATTTCTACCCAAATGATGAAATTCCAAGAAGATATAAAAAAAAACAGCATTATTTTAACGAAAAATTAATAGAAGAATTTGGAGTTAATTTTTTTCAATATGATAAAAAAATCAAGTGTGGTTGTTCAGGAAGAATGCCTGATTGGTTTATAGATTGTTATAAATATTCAATCATTATTGAATTAGATGAAGAACAACATAAGTATACTTCATGTGATGATAAAAGAATGATGGAATTATTTACTGATTTAGGCAATAGACCTTTGGTTCTAATTCGTATAAATCCTGATAAATATGAGGGAAGAACTAAAAAAAGAAAAGGTTGTTTTGATTTTGATGAAAAAAATACTCTCATTTGTGATGAAAAAAAATTCAATAAAAGATTTAATATTTTAGTTGAAATGATTAAATATTTTATTGATAATGAACCTGAAAAGGAAATTACAATGGAAAAATTATTTTTTGATAGAAATTGAATTTTTTTTATACTAGTTCAATATCTGGTTGTGTATCATCATCATTATTTATTATCTCAATTTCTTGATATCTTGGCTTTTTAAATCGTAATGCCAAATAAGATAAGATATGAAAAAGAATACCAATTAAAAATATAAATAATATACATTGTGTTTTTGTATATATATCAAATGAATAACGAGATAAAACTTGTTTACCAGTTGTTAAACAAGGTTCTGTTTCTTCGATATCAAAACATTCAAGCGTCTTATCCGCATATTCATTTATAATTAAACCTTGAAAACCCCAAGAGATAAATGAAAAATATTGTAACCAGGATATCCAAACAGGCATATTACTCAAATTACTATAAAATCCACCAAAAAGAAGTATGACAATCATAAAAGGGCTAGCCATGGACATAGCCGCATTTATATTTTTGGCTAACGATGATATGACTAACCCCATTCCCATTGATGCAAGAACTAAAAGAGATATAATAATAAGAAATGTTCCAAAAGCCATTAAATCATTATTTAATCCAACGCTGAAATAAATAATTGAGGAATGCACATAAACAATACAAAGTTCTATTGGATAACTTGAAAGAAATTTTGCTAAGTAAAATGCACTGCAATAATATGATTTACTTTCCCTTTCTTTAAACATAATTTCCCTTTCGACCGCAAATTTCTTTAATGTAGGGAAAAGACAACCAAATGATTGGTTAATACATATAAAAAATAAAAGCCCAAACGTATCTTGAATCGATTTTTGCCCATCGTCAATTCCACTATATATCATAGACAAAATCATACAAAAAAAGAAATTAGTTGATATTCGAATCATTAATGATGTTTTATCTTTTAATTCTTCATTTAATGATCTTTTAAATAACAATCTAAATTGTTCTGTCCACGACGAATTAAAATGTGTTTGATTATTAAATTCTGTAAAATTTTCAATATCATCATCATCGTCTAAAGAAATATCTACAAAATGTTCACGCTGATTATAACTTTCGACTAGTGCATTTACTTGTTGTTTAGAGGATTTTAGTAATTCTTCTGATGAGTAATCAAGTGATATTAAATCCAGAATATAATCAGAGGGATTATAATGTGCCGGACATCCAAAACCTAAATTATAAAAATAATCAATACATTTTTTCCCTCCATCTCCAAAATAGATAGTTTGTCCTTGTGACAAAAATAAAATTTTATCAAACATTTTATAAATATTACTACTAGGTTGATGAATTGAACAGATAACAATATGACCATTATTTGTTAAATCTTTTAAAATTTGTATAATATTTTTTGCCTGATAAGAATCCAATCCACTTGTAGATTCATCTAAAAAAATTATTAAGGGTTTTGTCAATAATTCGAGACCGATGCAGGTTCTTTTTTTTTCTCCACCACTGATGCCTCTTTTTAAAACATTTCCTATTTTTGAATCTTTAACATCAGATAGTCCTAGTTTTCGAACTAAATTATCTACCATTTGGTTTTTATTATTTATTGAAATATCAGAAGGTAATCGCATTCTGGACGTCATTAATAAACTTTCAAAAACAGTCATTTGGGGATACAAAATATCATCTTGTTCGACGAAAGCAGATATATTTTTAAAATTAATCTCACTTTGTAATTTATGATTCAGTGTAATTTTTCCAGTTAACGTGATATATTTTTCTCTTTTTACTTTATTTGATAAAATATTTAGAAATGATGTTTTACCTGATCCAGATGGTCCAAGAATTGCTAACAATTCACCGGATTTAACTTCACCAGATAAATTTTGCAATATTTTATGTTCTTTTTCTTTTTTTGTTATTGAAAAATTTATATTATTCCATTCAAATGATAATTTTTTTTGAATTTCCATTATTAAATAAAATTAATATATTTAAGTAGTTTCTCATTTTTAAATATGTTTTTTTTTTAAATCCAGTCCTTTAAGTAATAATAAATAATAATAATAATAATAATAATAATAAATTAGAAGATATGCTTTCAACGGTGGCGGCTCCGAGAGCGACTCCGAGAGCGGCTCCGACGGCGGCTCCGACGGCTGCTCCGAGAGCGGCTCCGAGAGCGGCTCCGACGGCGGCTGTCTTCAATGACTTCGTCAAGTTCGAAGTTCATATACTTGTTCAGTGCCTGATCGAGATGCGAGACGTCGAAATGTGGTGGCGACCAGTGGCGATCTTCTTGAAGTTCATCTACCACTTGTTCTATGGCATCCACTGGATTTACACTCCGCTTCGTGAGGATCCATCTGTCGTTTTTGACCTGAGCCCACCAAACATTTGGATATTTTGTCGAATCGAAACCAACACAATACTGTTTCTGTCCCTGTTGATTGATTTTGATGCTTGTATGAGAGTCTCGTGTCTTCTTGTCAGTGCTCACATGCGATCTGACTCTGCTACCCTTGCCGTCTTTGTAAGTCTCACGACGACATACGTCGTAAGGCATCGTGTGTGTGTACTATCTGTTTCTAGAAATGGATGGTGTGAAAAAGAAATAAAAATCGATGGATGGTGTGAAAAAGAAATAAAAATCGATTTTTTTTTGTATAAATATCAAAAAAATAAATTTTAATTTATAAAATGTAATCAGTCCAATTTTTAATAATTTGTTAAAATAAAACAAATTATTAAAAATAAAAATAAGAAAAATTATTCATATTTATACAATTGGTGCAAATCCAATTCTTTCTTGACCAACGTCGAAAACTGTATAAAATTTACGAATAAAAGGGTCTCCCAAAATAAATAAAGGACCACGAGGTGGTGGAACATCAATCCCTGTAAATCCTAAGATGCACATTTTTTGAGTGAACATACTAACTTGTAAAACATAATCTTCAGCAGTTAATTCAAAATCTTTACATTGTTTATCACTATTACAAAGATTAATTTGAACTGATGGTAAACTATCTAAAGTATTACAAGGTAATGTATATTCATTTGGATTTAACCAACTAGCAGTTGCCCCAACTAATGAAGCAATTTTTTTAACATCTGCTGTTGGACCAGCAAATAAGGAAGTACCAGTATCTACAATTGCGGTTTTAGTAGAAATTACTTCTTGTCCGTTCATTGTAAATCCATTCATATCAATTTCCCAATAAGTTTCAGATGATAAAGGAACATAAAATAATTCACCAGAATATTTAGTTTGATCAATTCCTCCCAATAACATTTCTCCTTCTTTACCAGAAGTTGATGTTAAATAAAAAGAAAATACTGGTTGCTCTACTAATTTAGCAGCAATCATTTGACTAAAAATAGGTTCAATATTATCCACGGATATACTTTTCCAAGCTAATCCTAATATTCCATCAAATTTACCACGTTGAAATACTTTACCAGGTTCATCTGTTACTTCAGCAAAAATAGCCTTTAGAACAGCAGTACTTCCCATATTAACTGTATCCTCAGATACAAATCCTTTAACTGAACCAGAACCATATCTAATTTCAAAATCAGTTCCATTTGATACATATGTACTTGATTTACTATGATCATATTTTTTATGACTTCCACAAGTAGTACAACTAGATGAAGGAACCCATAAATTACTAGAACCAGTATCAAAGATAACAGAAAAAATTTGGGCGGGAGTTCCAATAGAAATATCACCATAATATTGAGCATTCATATAATTTTGAATGCTTATAGAACTTTGTGGCATTAATCCACAAACCATATTGGTAGCGGATCCAATAGAAGCACATGATAATTCAAAATAATCATGAGGATTATTTTCGAATTTTTTTACTGGAAGTTTAATTTGATTACCAGAAACTAATCCAATTAGTACGATGACGGGAATAATAAATTTTTTAAAAAAGGAAAACATAGTTACTTTATATAATATTCATTATCATAAATCCTTATATATTTAAAAAACTAGTTTTTATTTTTAGAAGTGAAAAAAGATAAACCTAAAATCGTTGCTCCAATTCCAATTCCTCCAATAATAGTATAATTATTTAAAGGTATTCTTCTTTTTTTTTTTGTTATATTACTAAAATTATTCTCTTGATTTGCTTTTTCTGGATTATTTCCAGATGTAGAAGTATTTGATGATTGTCTCATTAATAGAGGGTATTCTTGTTGTATTCCTTCTTTATGATATTGATGAGATTGTTTCCAATAATTTGGTGTAGATAATGTTTTATTAAATTCATTTGCTCTTCCTATGAATCCAGATATATTTTCTTGATTTTGTATTTTTTCTTCATCGGTATGTTCATCAATAGACATTTCATTTATTGTTCCTAATGTTTTTAAACTAATTTGTGTTAATCCATATAATTGTGAACTGATTATATCAAAATTAGTTCTAGTTTCACTTCTAATATCATTGCTTAATTTAATAGCACGTGTTCTATTATTATTTTCCACCTTTTCAATTCTATTTTCGTTTTTATCGTCAATATTTTTAACAAGATTTATCGCATCACAACGAGCCTGAATTAATTCTGGTAAAATTTTTGTTTCATAGATATTATCATCTTTAAAATATCTATATACGGCAAAAGATATAACTGAACCAATAGCACTATAAATTATAAATTTTTTAATTTCAAACATTGAATCTTGTTTTTGTTGAGGAGTAATAAATGGAATAATTTGAGGAATATGTTGAGGAATATGTTGATTAATATTTTTGGAAATATTACTTTTCGAATTATTATTTTTTAATTTTTCAGAAATAAGTGCTCCACCTGCTAATCCGGAGGCTAGCCAAGCAAAATATGGAATCATAGACATATTTTTTAAATAAAGTTTATAATAAATTTAAAATAGATTTTATTTTAAAATAAATAATAACAGTTTATATTTACATTATTAAAATGATAAACTATAATAATGAAAATAGAGAACAAGAACAAGAACAAATTGAAATAAAACAAACAAAGGAAAGTTTGAAAAGAACTGTAGTTAAAGCAATATTTTGGAGAATTATTGCTATTATATCAACTCTTATACTTGCGGCATGGTTATATAATGATTTACAGAAAGCGACAGCTTTAGCTGTAATTGATAATATTATTAAATTAATTTTACACTTTGTATTTGAATTATCATTTAATAAATGGAAATGGGGAATCATTATTAAATGATTCGAATAGCATATTTTATTTATTTTTTATATTTTTTGGATAAAACTTTAAAAATATCTTTACTAACTGTGGATTTTATTTCAATTTGAAATAATAAAATTATAATATTTTTTTTTTCAATTTTTGAACATTTCCTATAAATGTTATTTTTTATTAAAAAACTGATAGTAGAAATTAATTCTTGTATATGATTTATTTGTGGTGTTATATAATATTTTATTTCATCATTCATATCTTTCATATCTTTAACATCTTCCATTTTTTTTATTTTTTTTATTAGTTTTAAATTATTTTTTGATTGTTGTTGTATGTATATTTTACATCCTAATATATCGCCTTGAAAATAATTATAATAAAATAGACAACATATATCTGAATATTGATAAATATCATCATTCAAATATTCTGTATAGTTTTCAAAATTAGGCTTGGTATTATATTGATTATTTATTAGAGTTCCTAAACCATATAACCATAGTTTTTGTTCTAATTTATTTTTACATACAACATATAAAAATTTAGTTTTTTTTTTGTCATTATAATATGAAATTTTCAATGATAATTTATAAATTTGAGAATCAATAATACCGTTTGGAATTTTTTCTAACATATTTTTTGTAGTTTTTTCAACATTTATTATATTTGCAAGTTTAATGTAGCTAGATTCATATTTTTTATTTGGAGAAAACCATCGAAGAGCATAATTCATATTATCAATATAAAAATATCTAAAATTCATTCCAAATTGATTTCTACATAATTTAATTAAAATACTGCCTTGTTTAATATATTTATATTCAATTGTGTTAGTATCTATTATTTGTAATCTTGGTGATGTTTCTTTGTTAGATTTTTCTTTTTCGTCTTTAATATCAGTATCAAATAAAGTAGTATATTCTAGTTTTCCATTTTTATTTTTTTTATAGAATTTTTGATTTAATGTCATTATTGTTATTATAATAAAATAAAACTATATGTTAATATAATTTTATTATTTATATATAATCAGTCCAAGATTTAAATTTATTATATTTATTGTGATATATTTTCAATATTACAAACAAATCCAATATATGTAATGTCATAATTATCTTCTTCATTTTTATCAATATTTCCTATATATGTTACATCATAATCATCATAAGAATTTTTAACCAAATAAGATGGTTTTTTCATTATTTGATATTTCTTTTTCGGATAAGTAATATTATTACATTTGAATTGAACTTTATCTTTGTCTTTAATATCAGAAATCTTTGGGCTGGCAGAAAGATTTATTTTCTGGATATCTTTCACCATAGTTTCTTTTGCTTTTATTTTAATATCCATTATTTATCTAATTGCTAAATATATTTAATGTAAGATTATATAAATTATGATTAAATCAATTTTAATTTTCCTATAAATTTTTTTTAAAGCACGACCAACATTTCCCTGATGGAAAAGTCTCGCCATATAAACTAAAAGCAAATAGTGAAGATCCTTTCTTCAAAGTAGTAGCACATACATTATCTCCGCATATTTTACAAACAAAGTCAATTGATTTTAAATTTTTATCAATTATTTTCCATAAATCAGAAGGTAAAATATTTTCAATATTTTTAGGTAGATTCGAAATTTCTAATGAGGGATTTTCTATCCATTTTGTACAAGAAACACAAAAATTTTTTTTACATTTTGATTTTAATATATCGTATCTTTCTTCTTTAGTGTTATAAATTAAACACTTTCCATTAAAAGATTTTGATAGATTTTGGGGATCAATGTCAAAATATCCTAAAGAACATAATTTACATTCGTGGCGAATATTAGGAATAATATTAAACATATAAATTCCTAAATCTTTTGGTGTATTAAAAATATATTTAATATTAGTTGGATATTCGTGACAAACAAATTTCATTCCATGTTCTGTATTTTCATAATTGAATTTATAAGACAAACCAAATACATAATGAAAAGAAGCTTTCATTGGAAAGAAATGTGTATTTTTTACAAGTTCTTTGAAAGTAAAACTTCGGAATTGTTTCCGAACAATAATTTCATTCATTAGATTCATTAGATTTGTAAAAAATCAATATATATATATTTACTAATATCATTGAATATCAATTTTATTTATATATAATAAAACTTACTAAATATATGCACATTGTTCAGGATAATATCCATCAAATTTTGGAACAAGTTTGAATGGTTTAGCACATCCAAAAACAGCATTTTGTTGTGATAGATTATCGCAAATTTGTTTAGAACTATGTGGATTTATTTGTTTATTATTATTTTTCAGTACTCCATGACGGAATATTTTACAATTTAATTCCTTTTTAGCGACAGTTATATACAATTGACAATTTTCATACGGACATTTAAAGGTTAAAAAAGTTCCATCATCTATTGCTCTATTCGACATTTATTATATAAAATTATATTTCTATTTTAGAAAGAATTAAAGAATTTAAGAATTTAAATATAATTTTATAAATTTATAAAAATAAAAAAAAATTTACATTTTTTAAGTTTTTTTATAAACTGTTTTGTGTAATCGACTTAATTTGATATGACTGATTTTTAAGACTGGCCAGTCAACGGCCACAGTTTTTCACTCGAAAGTCGCCATTTGGGCGTTGACTGAAACCGACTTAAAAAAGCCCGTTTTTGACCCCTCTTTGTTCAAAAAGTAAGACTGATCAGTATAGTCC